ATTGACTCAGACTGCGATCTCTCGCAAGTGTGAGTCCACTTGATACCTTGACCGATAACTCGTCCAAGATAACTCTTTGATCCTTTGGAAGCAGTTTCTCTGCCGCCGCTGGAGTAATTAGTGTCGTATCGAAAATTTGGATTCGGGTAAGTCCCAACTCGGCCAGCTTGTCGGCTGCCTTGTCACCGTCCAACCATTTGCGCGTTGGGCGTTTCGGTGCGAGCTGCCAACCGGCCAGCACCATGCCGTCCTTTTCCATGGCCTGCATCGCGTGCTCTTCCACCGCCTTGATGAATTTCTCAACCATTGGTGCTTTGTCCAGAATGGCGCTGATCTGATCCGGCGTGAGTGTCTTCATCACCTCCGCGATCTCTTCTTTGTTCATCGCGGTGATGTCTGTCTGTGTGGCCACAACATCGAATTGCTGTTTCTGTTTGGGGCAAATCGTCTTCGCGTCACACCACTGACAGGCAGATTCGGACATATACAGTGGCGGGTCATCGAGCTGTGTGGCGATCATCGCGGGACGCAATACCTTCTCTTCCCACTCCCACAACTCGGCTGCTGGCATCACAAGAGTGCGCGGCTCGCCTGAGTGCGGTTGCACAATCGTGAGATGGAATTCTTTGATCCAATCGCGCCCCATGCCCTGCGTGTAGGCAAGCGCGTAAATCTTGAGCTGTGTCGAATCCTCTGACACATAGCCCTTGCCAGTCTTGAGATCAGTGACATAGACCTTGCCACTCTTCATAGAGTAACCCACGACATCAGCAGTGCCGCCCACTTGAATGTATTCAGCAGACTGATACTTCACTGGGTACTCGACATTCATTTTTTCTGTCAAGCCTTCGATATTCCAAATCTCGTTCAGGTAGTCGAGTGCCATCTGACAATCGTCTGCGTCCAAGATCACGCCTTCAATCTCCTCGCCAATGAATTTCATGGGATCGGTGTCGAGCTGGTAGCAAGTCTCGGCCAGCGCGTGAATGGCAGTGCCAAGCTGCGCGGCTTCACCTGATGGTCGTTGCGGTACTTGAGCACAGAGCTTCACTGAGCCAGGACACGCAATCCACCGTGATGATGCCGAGGGTCTTAGTCTGCGTTGTTTGATTGCCATGTGTCTCTTTCTAAGTGGTGATCGTTGATGATGATTTGGTATGCGAGCTGCCTTACCTCATGGCTGACAGCGTGTCCAAGGTCTTCGGGGTCTAAGATGCGCTTTAAGAGCACCACCTTGTCCTGATTGGCTTTGCGTTGCAACTCCAACTGAGTGCCCAACCAGATGATGTGCTCGCGCATGACTTGTCTCTCTTTATCTTGCATGGTGTTTGCCCCAATATGCGATCAAGGCAGCGTCTGATCTGCCATCATCTTTGACTCGCTTAAAGTCAGACTGATTGTTTGGAAAGAGTTCCATGGCGCGTGCGCGGCTGGCATCCTTGCCCTGTCCACGGCCAACGGCCTTGACCCAAGTGGCCGGTGCAACATAAGTCACTGGCAGTTTGAACGCGGCCAAGATGCCTTCAATCATGCCGAATGAGCGCCCAAAGCTGAAGACACTTGTCACCCCTTGGCCGGCCATTGCGCTGACCTTTTCCACATAGACATGGGTATCGTCATTCTTAAAGTTGAATATGATTTCCGCTAACTCAGTCGCTGATACTTGGCGTTTGGCTTTGCCGTTGCGCTCCACCGTCATGGTGGGCATATCAATGACGATCAAACTGTCAGTGCCATTGATGACGGCCACCGCACCGGAGAGGCCAGGGTCGATTCCGATTACTCTCATTTGACGGCATCCTCCATGGCTTTGTTCAGAACCTGCAAACGCGCTGAGATCAGCGCATTGGCGGCCTCTTCCAAGCGTATGACGGTGCTGTAAAGTGGCTCTGTCTGACCGTTAACCCAGCGCGAGAGCTGCGCCTGATCAATCTCTGCGACTCGGCACAAGTCCGACATCCGGTAACCCGCTGACTCGATCTTGTGCTTGATGTCGTGTATTGCTTGTTGAGATACTTTCATGTTTACAATGTTAACCATGTTTTGTGGAAAGCGTCAAGTGTACAGGGAAAAAAGGGGATCAGCGAACCGATCCCCAAAAGGCAACTGCGCGAAAGCAGAAACGCGCAAAGACATTGTAGGGGCAGAATACCCGACTTGTTTGTGTGGGAATAAATAATAGTTGTTGACAAGGTAGTCAAATCATTTATGATTCACTCATCAACAACGCAACTCTAAGGAAAACGAAATGAACGATCAAGCAGCAACTAGCGAGTGGACTGAAGAAGATGAAGCCATTTGGCAAGCTCTCCAAGATGATGCAGACGCAGCCTATGAAGAGTCTGTTGGTGCTTCTTACGCATCTCGCGGTCAAGCAAACCTTTATTAAACCCAAGGGGGCATCGTCCCCCATCTTTTACATGGAGTGAGATATGTCAGAACAAATTTTACGATTGCCTGAAGTCATTGGCTTGGTGAAAAAATCAAGAGCAACCATCTACACGGATATGAAGCGCGGAGACTTTCCTCATCCCATTAGCATTGGACGCAGGGCAGTTGCATGGAGACGCACTGACATTGATGCGTGGATGGATACCCGTCAACAAAAAATATATCCCAATGAAACCTTGGAGACAGCACAATGAACCACACACAACACGCCATGACGGTGGAGAACCACCGCAAACTCAGCAAACGCGCTGAGGCTGCCTTTGACTACTTGCTGTGCCTCGCCATTGGCGTAGGCTTGGCCGCACTGCTTGTCGCATGGTGGTCATCATGAACAACCCACCAGCATTTCCAACAGGCACAGGGGTTGCGCCATACAACCCTGGCATGACATTGCGTGACTACATGGCGGCCAAGGCTTTGCAAGGTATGTTTGCAAACCCAGATGATGGCCATGAAAACTACGATTTGAGCTATGAAGACTATGTAAAAGAAATTGCCCGTTGTTCCTACAAGATGGCAGACGCAATGATGAAAGCGAGGGAAGCGTGACCGAGCTGCAAGACTACTGCCAAGAACCTCGGACCATGTCCGAGTTGGTGGAGGCAGGATTCAAGCCCAACGCGGTCTATGCCGCCGTCAAGCGCAACGAATTGAAGAACACCAATGCCATGGATGCATGGGGACGCAAACAGCGCGGTAAGGGCTTATTCTTGTCTACCGTGACACGCATCCCCTATAACGCAACCCTGTTGGTGCAAGCCTGGAACACACAACCCAAAGGAGAAAACAATGTCACAGACAATGCAAATGGAAATTGACCGCGCTGTCAACAAGTTCACGCCACCCATGGAAGTGGGTGGTGGATTCCTCACCCGCGATGAATACGCCAAGCTCGCACGCATGGCCATCACCGAGGGCACGATGATCGGATGGGCGCACGCGGAGAACATGACACGCGAAAGAATGCAACGCAAGATCACCGAGCTGGAGCATGAGGTAAGCATACTGCGTGACCGTGTCAAGGATGTTGAGATGGAATTGCTGGCCACACAAAAATGAGAAAGCTTAACTGGACACCCCCACACGGTACAAAGATTACATGGCCAACCATTCATGTGTTTGACGCTGCATTCACACCAACCAGAGGCGCTGATGTGCAGTCAATTTGGCGCAGATACGGTTGGATGCCACGCTTTGGCAATGCGCCAGCGGTTGACGAACCCATCCACAAATCCAAGGTGCTGCGCGTATGGAAACCATAATCAACTTCTTGCTGGTGGCGGTGCTCTCCATCACCATCACGCTACTGGTGATCTTTTGCGTCATCAAATTTTTGTTGGACCAGACCGAGGACAAATAGATGGCACGCCCAAAGACAGAGTTGACCACCAACCCCAAAATCATAGGGGCGCGGTTGACGCAGGAGCAATTCAAAGAATGGCGCAAACTGGGTGGCGGCCTGTGGCTGCGAAAGTATTTGATTGAGAGTGCAGAGAAAAGGAAAAAGCAATGAAATCACTTAGCAAACTACATCAAGAGGCAATCACCCAAGCCCAAAACGAAACCGATCAAAACAAAGCGGCGGCGATGGCGATGATTGAGAAGCCAATTGAGATGATTAAGGCCATCATGCTCAAGCATGAGTTGGCGGTCATCGAGGTGATGCGTGAGTTGCATGAGTCAAGGGAAGCGGCAGTCAGGGCAGAGCGTGAAGCCTGTGCAAAGTTGTGTGAGGATGGAATTATTAAAGGCGGTGAAGTGTTTGCCGCAAAAATCAGAGCAAGGGGAAACACATGAGCAAAGACACACGATGGGACAGAAGCATTGAGACTTTTTCGGACGAGCAACTTTTATTTGAGTTGGTAAGGCGCAATGGTTTTCAACAAGCCGCCAAAAAGACAGAGTATTGGGGTGAGGGATGGGTCACAAGCATTGTCGGCATTGGCAAAGACCACACCGTATCAATCACGATGGACAGAGATGATTTCAAAGAGTTGTCTGTGTTGGCGGTTGTTGGTTTTCAAGACAAACTCAAGGAGAAGAGAACATGAAATACGAAGACATCAAAGACTTCTCTCAACGCTGTGAAGAACACCCTGACCATCAAAGCGGAATGATTAGCAACTCAATGATTCAGCAACGCCTACATGAAGAAATTGACGAACTGCGCGAGTTCATTGAACAGCAACTCAAGGAACGCAATACTTGAAATCCGCAAGACTTCCCAAGGTAATTGATTTGCTGCAACGCACAGCCTGCACAGCGCCAGAGTTGGCCACCAAGGTCTACTGCACCGAGAGGTCAGCACAGCAGATGATCAACAAACTGCGACTCGCTGGCACGGTCCACATTCAAGAGTGGCGTAGATCAGGCAATGTGCTGGTGGCGGTGTACCGTTATGGCATCGGCACTGATGCTGTCAAGCCGCCACCGCTGACACCTGTGGAGAGACTGCGCCGATTCAGAGCGCGTGAGTCACTGGACGATAAGGCTTTCCGCTTGGCAAGGGAAAGAGGCAAGAGATTAAAGCCGAGGCGCGATCCGCTGGTGGCTGCGTTTTATGGATCAGTCGAGTAGACCTTGCATACCATTACGCTCAAGAATGGTCATGCTCTTTTCTTCACCAGGGAAAGTTACAAAGTTGCGTGTTCCTTTGCCCTCTTCTCTTGAAAACTGATCCAAATACTTAATTCCAGAAATTCCATACGAATTTAGAAATTCGGCAGTTTTCTTATCGTTACCGCCAAATTGATTTAATTTAGTAGAAATCGAATCATGGAATTCTGCTCCAGTCATATCTGGATAAAGAGTCTTGTTTGTTTTAAGAAAATCCTGCGCTTCTTTTTTTGTTTTGAATGTTGGATTTTTAATATCGTACAAACCATTCTTATCAAATAAAGCCCATTTATCTTCATAAGATAATTTCTGAGGCTTTGTATAGGCAAAACCTAATTTTTTTGCTGCATTCAAAACATTTTGATTTTGATCAATCAATGGCTTGTCCCAATCAAGCATGGTTGCAATTTTTTCGTCAGGAAGATCAACCTTGTACAAGTTGCCAGGAGTAGGAACACCCTCAAACTTATTTATGTCAATTGACTTTGCATAGTTGGTTGCCGCATCCCATCCATAATTAGGATCAGAAAATTGTTTCAACACATTCTCAGGATGGTTATGGGTCATTATGTTTTCCCAATAAGCCAACCTTGCTGTGGCATCTTTCTCTAATGCCTTGTCTTTTGTTCTGAATGCTCTTTCTTGATCTTTCTGGGCTTGCTCATACCAACTATCAATAGACTTACCCTTGTATTTCGCCTTACTGGTATCAAACCAGTTTTGCTCCATAAACTGATAATCTTTTGCCACAGCTGGATTTTCAGCAGTGTAAATGCCATATCCAAAAGTTTGCGCTCCCTCACCAGTACCAATCTTTGAGGCATCAAACTCACCCAAAGGGTTGCGCGGTGTTGGCGGTAATGTGTGAGGAGTACCATGATAAACATCAAGAGGACTTCTAGTCCCCTGCGCCAAGTCACCAAGCAGACCAGCGCCAAACCCACCACGCTGCATCGTGCGATTAACCATTGGCGTGATAGCGCGTTCAGCGGCCATGCCAGTGCGTTCAGCTTGCGCGGCCACAGCTTGACGCGGTATTGATGCCAGCATCGCAGCCTCTGGAATTACTGGTGGCAGCTTGCTGGCCTCAAGCAGACCGCCAAGGTTTTGCAACATCTGTGGCGCAACCTGACCGCGAGGCTGATAGGTGTACTGTTGCATGATCCGCTTTGCCTCTTCCTCGGCAATACGGTTAGCCTCTCGCGTACCCAGCTTGCCGCTGGTCGCGCCCTTGTAAACACCATAAGGCATACCAAGCAAACCGGCCAGCGCACCGCTGCCAAGGGTTGCAGCAGTCTCTCCAGCGCCTGTCAGATAGTCTAGGTAGGTTGCCATTTATTACCTCGCTCTACGCACTTCAGCAGCAATTGGTTTGATTTGTTTGTAATACGCTTCAATCGCATCGCTCATGCCTGGCTCTGCCGTTGCAATCGCCGACAATTTTGCGATTTGGGTTGTCAGTGTGTTGGGATTGTTGGCAACCAATTTGCTGGTGTCAGAAACCCATCGAATAAATCTTGGGCTTTCCAATAGCTTGGCTGCTGTGTTGCTGGTCAAGACAAGTCCACTCAGGGCAGATAAACCGCCTACAAGTGCTTGCGTCATATCGCCACCAACTCCACCGCCAACCAAGCCACCAGCGCCTAATAGGGCTGATGTAACCATCTGAGCGCCAGCAGTGTTAGATGTGTTGACGGCCTTGCCAGCTTCACGCGCACCAGTAGTTACCTTAACCAAGTCATTGATGGATGGAATGATGTTTCGGTATCTCTCGCCAGAGAACAGGACTCGCTTTGCGCTGTCGCTCAAGTTGTTCCAGTTTGTCAGAAATGTATTGGCGCTGAATTCATAACTGTCAGCACCTACATCTACGCCTTCTTTCATGCCAGCTTTTGCATTGCCAAGTTGCTGCCAAACTGATGCGGCCAATGTGTCTCGCTCTTCTGGTCTGAAATTACGCATCAACAGTTGAAGTCTACCCATGCCATCTTTTGTGCCTGCCATCGCAAAGTTGACGGCGTTCACATCAAGATTTTGATCTACTATTTTTTGCAGTGCAGGCAGATTGACTTCACGATTGAACCGTACATATCGATCATGCAATTTGATTGCTCGGCTTGCAATGTCGCCAGACTGATTAGCCGCAGCCACCACATCCTTACGCAATGCGTCATACAAACGCGCAAAATTTGATGTGTCTGAAAGACCAGAAATATCTGGTCGGGCTAAATCTTTCCCAATGCTTGTTCGCTCTTTTCTAAGCGCAGCAAATGGAACACCACCAAACCCAGATTGGGCATCAGACACAACACGCATGGCGCGATCAATAACTGGCTGATAAATTGGTCCAAGTGTTTGTGGACTTTTGGCAATTTCAGCTTGAAGTTGAGCAACCAATTGGGCTGTGTTTGTTGCTGGGAATCGGTTTTGTGAGCCAACAGCGTTTGCCACAATGTCATCAATCTGTTCGCGTCTTTCCTCAAATCTTTTACCAGCGGCTTGTGATCCTTCTTGTAAGAATTTTCCAAGTCCACCTTTTTCTGTAAATATTTGCGGTGTAGGTGTTTTGCTCGCTCTAGAAATATCTTCAGCAATATTTCTTGATGCAGTACCCATCTGCTCTTGCATCAATTCGTACCTTGGTGCAATGACTTGAGCACCGCCAGGCGTTTGCGCGAGTCCAGCCTCCAAACGCTGCACAGCAGGACTTTGCGTAGCGACACCGGCAGGCAGTTTGATACCAAGTCTTGATGCCGCTTGCGGTATGCCTTGGCGCAGTCCCATCAGCTTTTGTTGGATTGGAGTGAGCAATTGCGGCAGATACTTCTCCGCAAGCTGTCCACCACGCTGACCAATGGCGTTTAACAAAATATCTTTTGTGACTCCAGTGGCTTGCTCTGCACCGCCTCTGGTTTCAACTGATGGGCCGCCATACTGCATACCCATCTCGTACAGCTTCTTGAATGCTGCGCCACCAGTGCCAGCGCCAGCAACCATGCCTGCCGGTCCAGTTGGAAACATAAGAGCAGCGCCAGTACCAGCACCAACAAACTCTGAAATCTCTGGCAAAGCGCCAGCAATATCACCCATGGTGGGCAAAGGCACGCCAAAGAGTACAGGATTCTTTTCATTCATCAGTGTTGGCCTACCGGTCTTTGGATCGGTATAGATGAAGTTGTCTTTGTCGTATGGCTGTGCGTCAGGAAAGAATTTCTTTAGTGTCGCCAATTTATCTTCACTGGTGGTGGAAGAGCCGACAGCAGCCCTTACACCTAAAGGCGCACCAGTAGTCATTTCAATCTGTTTTTCGCTTGGCGTTGGTACTTGCAATGACCTGATGTAGTCGGCCAAGGCTTGAGCCGCCTGCCTATCACCAGCCGCATCAGCAGCTTGCAAAGATTTATACAGATCGTCAATAGTTGGTTCAGCCATTATTGACTCCTTCCTGGATATAGTTTTAGTAATTCTTGAATTGCTGGAGGTGTTGGCGGCCTAACTGGAGTTGGTCTAGTGACAGTGAATGTTTTTGGCAACTGCATAACTGGCTGACCAAACTGCATATTCTTTCTAGATGTCTCTTCTATTGCTTTATTTCTTAGCTGCTCAATTTGAGAAAAGAAAGCAGATGGACCGCCAAGTCCTTTGATGTATGTTGATAAAGCCGTTGGGCTTCCAAGTTGAGCTTGAATGCGCGGTAAGTCTTCTTTATTTAGAACACCAAGTTCAGCAGCAATCCTGATTTTGGTTAACAAATCCTCGTACACAACCTCTTGAGCTGCACCTTTTTCACCAACCCCACCAAGTTGCATTCCCTCAGTTCTCACCATTTCTTCCATTTTGTTTAGAGCCGCAACAAAATCAACGCCAGCATTAACTGCCTCTCTCGTTTTTGAAATCTCTTCTGGTCTTGGAGCAAATGGCGTTGACTTAACACCAGCCGCCAATGGAGCTACAACAGCACCATCAGCAGGCGCAACAACGGCAGGTGCTACCGCGCCTCTAGCTGGCGCAGGCGCACTGACAGCACTTGGCTGAACAATAGTTGCTGGCGCTGTTGTTGCTGATGGCGTAGCAATTTTGCCTTTGTAGCTTGGCTTTGCAAATGATGGTGGAATAGGCGCAGGTTGTGTGTACACAATTCGCGTAGAACCATCAGGCTGAACCTGTTCGGTTGGCACTGGCTTATTCAACTCACGATACGCCAAAGCATATTTGGCGCTGCTTGGGTCTTCGGTCAGCAATATGTTGTAAGCAGCACCAGTTGTGCCGCCACCGAATGGTCCTTCAGCAGTTCCAAGCGGTGTTGCTTGTTTTGTTTTTGTGTTGTACTGATAAGAGCCAACGCCAGGCAAACCAAGTTTGACGGCATCTACACCACTCACAATCTTGAATTCATCGCTAGGCGCTTCTACAGTGCTGATCTGACCTGTTCTATTGTTGATCTGATACTTTCCGCGAGGATCGAGTCCAAGGTCGGCAGCATTTTGACCAGTAATAGTTTCAAAGCTCTCTGTTTTCAAACTTTCTTCAAATAATCTTGGCAATGCTGCTTTAGGACTAAGTGCAGCAATCATTAATTGATCTGGAGTCAGTGAAGAAAAAATGTCAGGTCTTTGTCTTGCAGTAACAGTTACTGGTGATATTGTTCCTGATTCATTAGGCAATGTTTGTCCAATCATCGCTGCGCGTTGCGGTGTCGGGCCAACGCCGTAAACTGGCGTAGGCAATGCAGCTGCTTGCATTGCTGTCAATGGTTGTCCCGAAACTGGCAACGATGGAGTAACTGCCGCGCTTGGTGCTGCGCCAGACAGGCGATCCATGAAGAATTTTTGGAGATTTGCCTCTCTCCTTGCTTCATCCAACTTCTGCTTAGTCAGTATTTGCTCAATGGCATTCTTCTGTGCGCCTTGGTAGCCTTGCTGTCCAGCCTCATACGCGCTGCCGAGTGCTTCGCCAAGCCCAATTGGCGTAGTGGTTGTTCTGCCTGATCTAAGAAGAGACATGGCCGCACTCATCAGTGCCTGAGACTGCATCTGCTTTTGCTGCTCCCTTGACAGGTACTCGTTCAATCCTGAGTCAGCACCGCCAAACAGTAAGCCGCCAAGGTTTGATGCAAACGATGATGGTGCGACATTTGATGCTGGCACTTGGAAGTCGGAGTAAGGCACTGCCGCTGGATTGGCAAGGTTTCTAATCCTTGTTGGCTCGGCATAATTCTGAGCCAACATCTGTTTGAATTCTTCATCGGTCATATATCACCTCATCCAAGTAAGCCGCCACTGCGTACACCGTACATCTTCATCAGTTCTTCATAGTTCTGATTGCTGCCCATGGGCAATTGCGGCATTTCCATTTGCGGCATTGGCGCTTGTTGCTGTTCTTCTTGTTTCCCAAGAAGTGAATCCATTGATGTAAGCGCAGATTTCCAATCAAAGCCAGTAGGCATCTGACCAAACGATGATGGTGGCATCATGCCTGTGCCGGTTGCTGAATCAGCATATGTATTTCTTGGCATCGTCATACCAAGATTCATGCTTGGCTGACCACCATACAAGTCCATGCCAGTACCCATTTGCGGCATACGCATACCGCCAGCGGCATTACCACCGCCAAATAAGTTCGTTAAGTAGTTCATCCGAATAAACCTCCAAGTAAACCACCAGCCGCTGCACCCCATGGCCCAAACTTTGCGCCAACCGCAGCACCACCTAATGCGCCAGTCAAAACATTGCGACTTGTCGGCTGACTTGTCGTGCCTGTCATTGTTTGTCCAAGATTTGCTGGCTGTGCGCTCATCGCAGACTGCTGAAGTGCTAAACGCTGCAATGGCAGATTGCGCTCTGCATCAAGTTTCAATTGTGCGTACTGTTGGCGCGTCAATCCAAGATTCATGGCGTTTTGAAAGCCGCGCATATTCATCTCACGCGCTTCTTGAGCCAGTCGTGCTGCTTGGCCAAAGCCAGCAGAGCGCAACTGTCCAGCAGTGCGTGCGGCCTCTTGCAGTGCCGCTTCATTTGTCAATGCAGACTGCACCCCATAGCGTGAACCGCCAAAGGCTTTGGCGGCAGTTGCTCTGTTTGCATCTTGCAAAGCAGCCATCTGGCGTGAACGCTCAATGTCTTGCAGTGACTGTTGAACGACTTGCTCTTCGTATGGATTTTGAAACGCCGCAATATCTTCAGCGCCAAAGGGCTTCATGCTGGCTTCGTATAAAGCCGCTTCACCAGCCTCGTAGCGTGGATCGAATCCAGCGAATTGCTGAACACCAAGACCGCCAGCGGTTGAACGCGCTAAATCTAAGTTAGATAAATAAGCTGCACGCGCTGCTGGATCAATGCTTGTCGTTTGCGTTTGCGTTGATGTTTGTGGTTTTCCACCCTTAGACATAAGTCACCTCACAAGTCTTTGCACATTACGAACCACTTTGGCTCGTATCCCCTGTCTCTTAAAAATGTCCTCTCCCAACCCTTACGGCCAGCGAGAGACACTCGGCTGCAACCTTCACTCTTCCCCCACGATTCGATGATAGGTTGCATCAATCGGAGTTCATCTAGGTCGCCGCCAGCAAGGAAGAAGTGCAAATCCTTTAACTGCGGGTAGACAATGATCTCTGTCACTATTACTGAATCAAGACCTGGCCAGAGCTGGAAATGCCCTTTTCCAATGCCTTCAGCAATATCCTCAACACTGTGACTGCCTCCAGCGTATTCTAGTGCCGCAGCCACATGATGGCGCAGTCTCTCAAACTCTTCCCAATCAATCAACGCTTACCTGACGCAACAGCGTCAACTCGGGTCACGCCAACGCGCCAATCTTCCAGCACAGCGCCTGTGTAGCGAATCTTGACCTGACGGCCAGAGAACCGCGCATCTGTGGGCTGTGACGCTGAATACGGCCCGTGTGTCGTTTCCACTGATGTCGGATACATCCGCGACTTGAAGCTGATCTGCACCTCGCCCAATGTCATCTCATCGGGTATCACCTGACGCACCGACATGATGTTCTCTCCCACACCAATCTCGTATGGTCCAGACTCAGCATAGACAGAGCCACCGTCATAGCCAAATCCCACCTCATGCTCGTAGATGTAGCCTGATGCGTCCACCATGATGGGATTGAGATACACGCCACGGTCTACGCCAGCAGTGCGCCCCAAAGTGCCAATATTCCAATGGCCTTCGCGGTAGTTGTAGATGACATAAGAGTCAACTTCATTGCTTGAGCTTGATGGGTAGAACCACCACACCTCACCATACTTGCTGTTGTGTACAGCATAGACTTTGCTGGCTTGGTTGTAGTTCATGTTGCTGAACACATAGTCAGAGACATCGCAAGGCAATGGCTTGACATAGCCGTCAAATACCCAAAAGCCTGATCTGCTCATCCACATGGCGGCAGAGTCGATGGCCGCCACAGACTGACTTGAGATCACGCCACAGCCTGAACCAGCACGCTCAAACGAATAGACATAGGGTAGGCCGACATAAGTCGCGGTGTGGACATCGACATCAGTGAATAGCAAATTGATGCCTCTGACGCGCTTTCCGCACTTCAGTGAGCCAACCGTGTTCAGTTCAAAGTCACCAGCCTGATTGGTGGCTGCCGCCGTCCATGTCGTGTTGTCCTCTTGGTCTGACCACTTCACCAGACGCGGATTGCTGGATGCACCCAAGGCAAACAGGAATCGCTCGGCAGTAGACAGCAAGGCAGCGCAGCCTGTTGGCGCGTTGGTGATGGCCACCGCCAAGGTTGGCGTTGTGAATCCCAATTGCCATTCGTAGAGCTTGCCATCAGAGTCGGAACAAGCAACCAGATACTCGCCCCAAGTGTCAAGACTCCATGTGGTGGCAGGTGCTACTGCGCCAGCGTCAGGACGCGCCACGCCATAAGCAAATGAGCCATAGGTGTTGTAGCCATAGCCTGTGCCGCTGACGGCATCAGCGCGGCCAGATGCAATACCTGTTGGCGTGATCTCTTTGATCACATTGTTCTCATCCACGGCGTAGAGCTTGGACTGCGTACCGGCAGCAATGTACCGCGCACCGGAGTTTGTCTTCCAAGTCAATATCCCACGGCATAAGCCTGTCAATGCGGTGTTTGACTTCTTACGCCAGCCGCCAATGGGACGCAATGTGTTTTCGTACCAGCGTACAAGGTTTGCGTCATACCAGCGGCCAGCAGACTGATACTCTGTGCCATTACGGTACACGCCAGCAGGGATTTTGAGAGGAATGAGTGCCATGGCTGAATTATGCGGTTTCTGTTGACAAATTGGACACAAATGTGACAGTGGCAATGGCTGACGGTACGGCTGGTCTGGTTGGGGTACTGCTGGCGGCAAAGTGCTCAAGACTGACACCAACATCTGTTGGCCGCCACATGATTTCTACATAGTCATTTGCCACCAAACTCACAAAGAAATTCATTGCGGCAATCAAGTGAGATGGGTCGCCAGAAGATTTTCTTGCCACAGCATGAAACCTGCTGTTTGAATTGTCGATGTTTGTGCCGTTCTTGCGAAACCACACATCCACATCTTGACCATCATTGGTGGTGTTCTTGAATTGGATGCTGAATTGCAAGTTGTAGATGCCAGACTGCGCCACATTGAGCCTTGATGAATTGGACAAGGTAACGCCATTACTGAAGTCTGTGGTGTCAAAGGTGACGGCGTAGGCTGTGGTGGTGTTGGCCGCAGTCTGGTCTGTGGAGTCCTGAAAGCCACCATAGGGCGAGTTGATCCACTTGCCACCACGCCTGCCGAACAACGCTGAGAACAACGCTGCCAGCTTGCTGAAGTAGGTATTCAAGCCGCCAAAGGATTGCGTGAAGAAACCCTGATCGTAGGCAACATCAGCCGCGCCAAGGTTTGGCGGTGTTGGTGGCGTTATCTGCTGATCAAGGTTGAGTGCCATCGTTTATGCCACCAAGCCATTCAAGTAGGTAGTCTTACCGGCAACCTTGGTGGCGGTCAGTGACTGAGCTTTAAGACTTGATGGGGAGTATGAGCAATGCACCCACCCAGAATTTGGCTCGCCTGGCGTGTAAAACTCCAAGATCAATTGAGTAAATTTCAGATTGGTTTCGATCCACGCTGCCAACTCAGGATTGGGTACACCATCAATCTCAAAATCGCAGGCTTGGCCACGGCAATGGTCTGAGTTTGCAGAACCTCCGGCCGCCTGATTCAAAGCACTACACCTGAACCCAGATGAAATCTTCACAGGCTTGCCAAAGTGATCCCGCACTGGCTGCAAGATGTTTTCGCAAAGCAAACGCAATGACTCGATCTGCTCTTCATTTGGCGTATTGTCGATGTCTAAGCGTGCCGCTGTCTCAGACTTGGTGAGTTCTTTCAAAGTGAAATTGGCTGATAGATTCATTTTGTGTTCCTTATGGTTTCGTAGGCTTCAAGACAGGTATTCAGTTTCCTGATGGCGGCATCTCCATCGGCGGCGATCTGGAGAAGATCGGCAGCGACATCAACCGATCCACTAGATTCGGCTCTTGCTTCTCCGCTGTCACTTCCGCTGGCAACGGTGGCGGTTTCGGGCACTGGAACGCTTGGGCAGGTGGGCGCTTTGACAGGAAGCCGCAGCTTGAGAGCACCAGAGTTGAGATCAGCACGCAACTGATTTTCTTTAGCCTTTGCAACATTGTTCGCCTTTCGTAATGTCTCGCCGTATGTCTGCGCTACCTTTGCCATCGCTTGCTCAGTCTCACGCGCCTTGGCGTTTAACTCGGCAATCTCAATTTGCTGGCGCTGATACTCTGAATCCTTGCCCTTGTAGTATCCACCACCAAAGGCTGAAAGCACCGCCATGACGATGCCCAATAAGACCCAAGGATTTAATAGACTCATGGTGCTGGCGGCTCGTTGTCGTTAGCCTCTGCCTTGGCAACTGCATTGGCCACGGCTTTGACACCAGATCGTCCTGCAACACCGCCAAGCACACCAGTGATGAATACCATGATGGTGGAAATCTGGCTTGTGTAGACCTTGTCAATTGCCGCCATCTGACCATTCATTGGTTGCGTCACATAGGTCACAGAGTACAAGAACATGGCCATTGCACCAAGCAGAATGGTCACCAAGATAACGATCACAAAAGCCCAAACACGAATCTCGATTTCTTCGGCACTCATGCGGCTTGATTTATTCATCACGACAGTTGGCATTACTTCTTCTCCTGTTCGGTTTTAACAAGTTGCTCTGGACAAGTCGCTGTGGCGGTGCAGATGGGTGGCTTGCACTCGTCAAGCTCCCAATTCTCAGGGTCTTGACATGGGTATCTGAATCTGTCTTCGCACCCTGTCAAACACAGGATTGTCATCAAAAGAATTAGGCTTTTTGTCACGCTTGTCCCTTTCAATCTCTCGGCGCAATTTTTCCACTTTTTCGGTCTGCTGTTTCACTTCTGCTTTTTGAGTCAGAACCTCTACATACAAAAATGCGAGCAACGGCAACATCAACGCCACCAATACTACGGCAGATATCCACCCCAAGACACTCATTGCAGTATCCTCGCCTGACTCAGCCACACGAACCATGTCCAGAGGTACAGGATAAGAATAAATGTCAGGACGCTTAGTCCCGCTTTTAGCCTTTGGCTTGCTTCCCTTTGCTGCCGTTGCCATCTTTCCCTCTTCGCTTTCGCTTCTTGCGCCAGCCTTGCCGCCTCCTGTTCAGCGCCAACAATCTCATGCATATCCATGACCTTAGAGTACAGAGCACCTAGTTCCTGTGGGGCGTTCCAGGTCATCGCCATGCGTATATCTTCCACCAATTTGTTCATCTGATCCTGCGCCCTCACACGCTTGATGGCGGCCTCAAAGTGATTTTGTGTTGGATCGTAGACTGTTCTGGACTTTTCCTCTTCCTCCCGAATGTGATCTGCGAGCTGCTGCTGGATGTGGAAAAACTGAATTAATTGATCCACGACAGAATTCAAAATCTGCTCTTCATCAGCCGCAACGAATTTCTCTTTCTTCTTTGCGGCTGGCTTGGCTTGTTGTTGGTGTTGTGATGGTGTGGGTTTGCTGGAGAAAAATTGCAACAACTTCTTCCAGAACCCTTGCACCTCTTTGCCGATCTCCATCACCTGATCGGCTGTGGCTTTTATTTCTACAAACTGCGTTTTTGCGGAACGATACAAATCACACCCAGCCTGTATCTGCTTACAGATACCGGCGGCCATAAGGCATAGCGTGATCGGATCAATTTCACCCGCCTATGAGTTTGCTGATCATCGTGCCGACAAAGCCTGGTCCGAGCAACACTGCGCCAATCACGATGTAGAGCAGATACTCAATGCGCGTCATGCGCTTGTCGCCTTCGACAAATGCTTTCTCAATGGCGGCGTACCTCTCAGCGCAAACAGCTTCATGCACAGCGAATTCCTTTTCAACGCTGTCCATCACTGAGCCTCAGTAGGCGCTGTCTCAGATGGCGTTGCTGATGCTGCTTCAGCGTCTGCAAGTGCTTGTGCTTCAGCGGCCTGTGCCGCTACTGCCGCATCATGGATGGCTTGTTCTTCAGCGGTGTACTCAACGATTGAGGTCACGCCTGTCTCTACATTTACTACGATTCTGTGTGTCATGATGTTTACTCGTAAAGAATGTTGATTGTTCCAGCGTCAAAGGTGTCTGTGCCGTTGACGGTGGTGATGCGGATGCGGTCAAGAGTGCCACCAAGGGCTAGGTTGCCACCAGATAAAGCAGAAAACCCTGTGTTTGAATATGCGAGGTTTGAACTGTTTACCCAAGTTGTGCCAGTAATCAAAGTTATTACAGCATGACCATTTCTAAGGCTTGATGCTGATGTATTTGCATTGGCAACTTCTACACCAAACCCTGTGGTTTGTGTAGCGCCTACAACCGTTCCTGTGTTAGCCAAAGAAACACCTGAACTTAAATAGCCAGTAGTGGTTACAGAGCCAGCACCAAGTTGTATTTGTACTACGGATGTGCCACTTGTACTAACACCTTGAAACATCACCGTCACCCGCTTCACCCATGAGGGGATGCTATTGAAGTCAATGCTTGTACCTGATGTGCTGGCAACAGCAGTGCCTCTGGTAATCCCCAGTACCGCACCATTGTTGATCGTGACGCTTGCTGAACCGTCGATTATTACGCTCATGCCCACGCTCCTACTGAAGTGTTAGAACCGGATGCGCCAACTGGTGCAATACGGATGTAGCTACCAATGGCTGTTGAGTAAGCCCCACCAGGCGCGGCTGACAGCGTGTACTGCGGAATGAATGTGCCGCCAGCGTTGATTGATACTGTGCCTTTAGTAACAAATGAAAGGAATACGTTTGCAGAGGTTTGCGCCCCAGTTATCGTAGTGTTACTCGCAGTTTGAACAAACATTACATAGTCTGCTATCGCTACAACAGTAAAGCTAGTGCTGCTGGGATTTTGGACATTCAACTTGTACCCAATATTATTTAATGATGCTGTACCCCCAAACCCCAACCCAAAAGTGTGCGATGTTGTTCCAGCAGATTTGCTTACCGCAACAATCATTTCAAACTCATACACAGTGCTTGCTGACC